TAGCACAACACAAACAGTTGAAGTTTATTTTAAATCAACATCAAGCGGAGCACTTTATTTTAAACCTAATTCATTCACAGGCTCAATAGACAACGTAAGCGTTAAAGAAGTCGGTCAAGATTGGACTACAAATGATTGGAATATAAGCGGTGGATATTTAAATGGTTCTGCATCAACTGGAATTGTATTTCAAAGCAATTTAGGTACTACTATTGGTAAAACTTACAAAGTTACTTTAGAGACAAGTAATTACGTAAGTGGTTCTATTAGGTTTAAAGTAGGCGGAGGTTCTTATGAAAACATATCTTCAATAAATGGTGTTCAAGAGTTTTATTTTGTAGCAGCAACAAGTGCTAATAATATTTTATTTGCAGTTATTAGTGCTTACACAGGCTCTATAACAAATATCTCGGTTAAAGAAGTTGGGCAAGATTGGACAATTATTAACGGAACAATAACAGACAAGTATAATGCTTCAATGACTGCTTATCAAAGTGGTGTAAGAATAACGCCATTTACTAAAATAGGGACTTTTAAAGTTGTTTTTGATTTAGTCGTTACGAGTGGTAGTTGTAAGTTTGATGCGGGTGGTTCAAATAACGCTATTTATTCCACAAGCGGAACTAAAGAAATAATAGTAACAGATACAAATAAATTTGAATTTAATGCTTTTAATTTAGGATGGGTAGGAACTTTAGACAACATATCAGTAATAGAAATAACAGACGATACTAACCTACCACGTATAAACTACGAGGGTTTTAGTTACCAAGATTCTTTAGGGAGTGAGTTAATTGTAAATGGTACGTTTGATAGCGATACGGCTTGGAATAAACTTAACGCCACTATAAGCGGTGGTACTGGTAACTTAAATGGAACTGGTGTAACCTCTTTATTGTATCAAAATATTTTGACTAATGGTAAAACTTACAAAGTTACTTTTACAGTTTCAGACTATAATAGTTTGGGTGAGGCAAGAATTATTGAAAGTTCTGGTTCAGCAATATATACAATAACAAGCAACGGAACTTTTACTTTTACATTTACGCATTCTAACGCAGATGGAAACTTTTTATTTAGAGCAAGAACTGGAGCTATATTCTCAATAGACAACGTATCTGTAAAAGAGTATTTAGGTCAAGAAGTAGTACCTAATAGTGGTTGCGGAAGTTGGTTATTAGAACCGCAGTCTACGAATTTGATAGCTTATTCAGAAGCGTTTGATAATGCTTATTGGACTAAAAGTGGTGCAAGTGTTGTAAGTGGATTTACTTCACCAAGTGGAGAAGCAAATGCTTTTAAGGTTGTAAATAACTCTGTTGTAGGTTCACATCATATTAAAAGAACATCCTCTATACCTGTTTCAAGTAATGCAACATATACTTACAGTGTATATCTAAAAAAAGGAACAAAAGACGTAATTACAATTGAGGATGGTGCACAATTTTTCGGATTAGCAAGTTTTAATTTAACATCAAAAACAGCTACGAATTTAAGTGGTACAAACGCAAGAATAGAAGAAATGTCTAATGGTTGGTTTAGATGTTCGGTTTCAGTTTTATCAACATCAACAGGATTAAGATTTACTATTTATAGCGGAACTACATCAAGTGGCATTGATGATAGCGGAGATTATTACATCTACGGAGCACAAATAGAACAACAATCATACGCAACCTCATACATTCCAACCTCAGGAGCAAGTTCAACAAGGTTACAAGATATAGCGACCAATAGCGGAAATGCAAGTTTGATAAATTCAGAAGAGGGAGTATTATATGCGGAGATAAGTGCTTTGGCTAATGACCAAACAGATAGACTTATAAGTATAACAAACGGAACAGCATCCGAAAGAATAAGTTTATTTTATGGGTCTGGTGTTTCTAATCAAATTAAAGGAATTGTTTTTAGTGGCGGGGCTCTTTCAGCAAACCTTAGTTTTATTAGTTCAAATATTACTAATTTATTGAAAGTAGCAATTTCTTATAAATTAAATGATTTTGCTCTTTGGGTAAATGGAATAAAGGTAGCTACAGATACAAGCGGATTAACTCCATCAGTATTAAATACACTTAGTTTTGACTTAGGTACATCCTCTACATTTCTTCCTTTCTTCGGTAAAACAAAAGCACTTGCAGTTTACAAAACCGCTTTAACAGATGAACAATTAACGCTTTTAACAACAATATAATCACTAATAGTTATAACTAAAATGAATATATACAAAACAGTATTCAACACAGAACAACAAGGTAAAGACGTTTTAATTCAGAAAGACGTTTGGCAAGAAGTAACCGATGAAGAAGGCGTTACATCAATGCAGTATATAAACGGTACTAAAGCGGTTGTTTATATTGGGAAAGTTGTAAAAACTCCTGCAACCTATGATAAAGATGGAAACGAATTAACTCCGCCTATTTATTATGATGGTGTAGCGTATGATATAATGAGTACAGACGATTTAGATTTCGGAGATAATGAAGTGTATCCTGGAGATTTATCTGCTCATCAGTTTTATGGATTTGCAAGAAATGCAGAAGTACCGCCTGTTGTAAGTATCGAAGAAGAAGAGTAACTATATTAATATAAATTAATTAAATCAAATAAAATGAGTGAAATAACAAAAATCACAGAAGAACAATTAAAGACTATTCAGGATCAGCAGGCTAAATTACAAGCGGCTTTTATCGATATTGGTTTTATTGAGAGTAGAAAGCACGAAGCGTTACATATTCAAATGCGAGCTGCAGAGGCTTTAGAAACAACTAAGAAGGAATTAGAAAAAGAGTATGGTCAAGTTAACATTGATTTAACTGATGGCAGTTATACTCTTGTTGAAAAAAAAGAACCTGTAAGTAATTTAGAAAAAGTATAATGAGCTCTATTGTAAGAAAGATCAGTATAGGTTCCGATTATAAAAATGATGCCATGCATTATGCAGTTGGGCAAAACGTTTATGGCGGACATACTATTTCAGCTATACTACATGATCAAAAATCAAACTCTTACAGCATATACATTAAAAAAGAAGATGAGGTAATGCCTTGGAAGAAATTTAATTCTAACATGGCAATATCTGTTGAATACGATTTAGAGTATTAATGAAGAGCTTGTACGACTTCATCATCAAGCCACTTGGTGATAGATATGAAAATGAGATAAAGATTGGTGACAAAACTTTGGTTTTAAATACTAAAATAGAAAGTTTTAAATCTGTTAACAATTTAGCAGTTGTAGTAGAAACGCCAAAAGCATTTAAAACAAGTATACAAAAAGGAGATATAGTATTAATACACCACAATGTTTTTAGAGTATTCTACGATATGAAAGGTGTTAAAAAAAATAGTAGATCATATTTTAAAGATGATTTATATTTCTGTGCTGTAGATCAGATATATTTGTATAAAAGTACAGAGGATTGGAAATCATTTGGAGACAGATGTTTTGTAATGCCTCTAAAAAATGAAGACATTCTAACGAACGATAAAGAGCAAAAGCTTATTGGTATACTAAAGTATGGTAATAAGTCCTTAGAAGCGCTTAAAATCAACCCAGGAGATGTTGTAGGGTTTACTCCTAACAGCGAATGGGATTTTATCGTCGACGAGCAAAGAGTTTTCTGTATGAAATCTAATGATATTGTAATCAAATATGAACACCAAGGAAACCAAGTTGAGTATAATCCAAGCTGGGCACATCGCAATAGCTGAATTAGTTAAAGTAGCTAAAGAACTTATCGTAGATTCAGATGATGATTTAACAGCAGACAAGCTTAAAAACGCAGCTGCCACTAAAAAATTAGCAATATTTGATGCTTTTGAAATACTTAAACGTATAGATGAAGAAGACAATATTCTTAACGAGAAACCTAAAGGAGCTAAAGAAGAAAAAGCTTTTAAAGGGTTTGCTGAAGGTAGATCTAAGTAATGTATAAGCAATCATTATACAAAATTTTACCTAACCACGTTAAAGCTAAAATCTTAAACAGAAATAATAAGTTTAAGAAATGGAAATACGGTTATGATGAAGATCATGATATGGTGGTTATTAGTAAAACCGGGGAGATAGGAGAGATTTATGAAATACAAAATCTAATAATAGCTTTACCAAAAGCTACTGATGTGGTAAAAAACGAAGGTAACAGATGGAAAGCTGCTGAGTATCCTAAAGAATTAAAGAATATTAAAACTGTTTTTGATTGGAAGAATTACTCTGAACAATTTAAAGAAGAATGGTATGACTATATTGAAGAAGAATTTCAAAGGCGTGAAAAAGGTTATTGGTTTTTTAACAAAGACAAGCCTACTTATATTACTGGTACTCAGTACATGTACTTGCAATGGTCCAAGATTGATATTGGGAAGCCAGACTTTAGAGAGTCCAATAGATTATTCTATTTATTCTGGGAAGCTTGCAAAGCCGACAGAAGATGTTATGGTATGTCATATCTCAAGAACAGACGTTCGGGATTTTCATTCATGGCGTCTGGGGAGGCAGTCAATATGGCTACTATATCAAGCGACTCACGGTTTGGGATATTGTCCAAATCTGGCGCCGATGCGAAGAAAATGTTCACAGATAAAGTTGTACCCATTAGTGTTAACTACCCCTTTTTCTTTAAACCAATACAAGACGGGATGGACAGGCCAAAAACGGAACTCGCGTATCGTGTCCCCGCCTCGAAGCTTACCCGTAGAGGACTCGATTCGAAAACCCAGATTGAGACGCTCACGGGACTGGATACAACGATCGATTGGAAAAACACGGGCGATAATGCGTACGATGGAGAGAAACTCAAACTCCTCGTCCACGATGAGAGTGGGAAGTGGGAAAGGCCGAACAACATCCTCAACAACTGGAGGGTTACCAAAACAACGTTAAGATTAGGTTCTAGAATTATTGGAAAGTGTATGATGGGATCAACATCAAATGCTTTAGATAAAGGAGGAGAGAACTTTAAAAAATTATACCATGCGTCAGACATTACAAAGAGAAACCGCAACGGGCAGACTAGTTCAGGACTCTATTCTCTGTTCATTCCTATGGAATGGAACTACGAAGGATACATTGATTCTTATGGGTTTCCTGTATTCGATACACCCAAAGAAGAAGTTTTAGATACGTTTGGAGACAAAATAACACTAGGTGTTGTAGAGTTTTGGAAGAATGAAGTAGAAGGATTAAAAGATGATCAAGACGGGTTAAATGAATTTTATAGACAATTTCCAAGAACTGAAGAACATGCATTCAGAGACGAAGCTAAAGAGTCTTTATTTAACCTGGCGAAAATATACGAACAAATAGATTACAACGTAGACCTTAGAAACACATCGATAGTTACTACAGGTAGCTTTCAATGGCATGATGGTAAGTTAGATTCACACGTTATATTTATACCAAATAAAGACGGTAGATTTAAAATATCTTGGGTTCCACCTGTTAATCTGCAAAATCGTGTGATAGTAAGAAATGGGAGTAAATACCCAGCAAACGAACACTGTGGAGCTTTTGGATGTGACAGTTACGATATATCAGGCACAGTTGATGGAAGAGGATCTAATGGTGCTTTGCACGGTTTAACTAAATTTAGTATGGAAGATGTTCCACCTAATCAATTTTTTTTAGAATATATAGCTAGACCTCAAACAGCTGAAATATTTTTTGAAGATGTATTAATGGCTTGCGTATTTTATGGCATGCCTTTACTATGTGAAAACAATAAACCTAGATTACTATATCATTTTAAAAGAAGAGGCTATAGAGGGTTTTCAATGAATAGACCAGATAAAGTTTGGAA